AAGCAGGTATTGACACCAGCGTGACCATAAGAGAAGAACAAAATCAATTCAACTTGACAGCATGTACTGCTTACCCAGAATTGATTCCCAACATGTTGGCACTCAGCAATGAGCGCAACAACACTGTGTTTGTTGTGGGTGACACACCAATGCGTTTGCCAGCAGACTCTGCTGAGATTGTGAGTTGGGCTACCAACAATGCAGGTGCTGGCTACCTAACAGGTGATGGATTGACCTCCAGTTCACCATATGTGGGTGTGTTCTACCCAAGTTGTCAGACAACTGATCTTTCTGGTTCAGCAGTGGTCACAGCACCAAGTCACATGATGATTCGCACCATTATCCGCAACGATGAAGTGGCTTACCCATGGTTGGCACCAGCAGGCACACGTCGTGGCGTGGTTGACAATGCTGATCGTATTGGTTATATCAATGGTCAAACAGGTGAGTTTGTTACAATTGGTGTGAACCAAGCCCTGCGTGATGTGTTGTATGAAAATCGCATCAACCCAATCACGTTTGTTCCTGGCGTGGGCATTACCAACTTTGGCAACAAAACCACACAAGCAGCCACTACCAGTCTTGATCGTATCAACGTTGCTCGACTGGTTGTGTTTATACGTGCAAGACTTGAATCAATTGGCAAGCAGTTCTTGTTTGAACCCAATGATCAAATCACACGTGATGAAATCAAGAACGCTGTCAACAGCCTGATGATCGACCTGGTTGCCAAGCGTGGTATCTATGACTATTTGGTTGTGTGTGATGACACCAACAACACACCAGCCAGAATTGATGCCAACGAACTGTGGGTAGACATTGCAATTGAACCAACAAAAGCAGTGGAATTTATCTACATACCAATACGTCTCAAGAACACAGGCGAGATTGCTGCCGGCTCAGTGGCAGTGGCACAAGCGGCTTAACGATACCGCTAGACACGAAAATGGGGTGGCAACACCCCATTTTTTTTGGCCTCAACCGACATAAATAACACTATAGGAGATACTAATATGGCCGTTTCATCATTATCAAGAATGACAGTGCCCTTGGCAAGCGATCAAAGCGCAAGCAATCAGGGCTTGCTCATGCCCAAACTCAAATATCGCTTCAGAGTGGTATTTGAAAACTTTGGCGTGAGTACACCTAGAACAGAATTGACCAAACAGGTCATGGACTTCAAACGCCCCACAGTGAGTTTTGACCCCATTGTTATTCCAATCTACAACAGTGAATTAAAATTGTCGGGCAAATCACACTGGGCAGACGTCACATGCACTCTACGTGATGATGCGTCAGGTGCTACCACTCGACTGGTTGGTGAACAACTTCAGAAACAAATGGACTTCTTGGAAATGGCTTCGGCTGCTTCAGGTATTGACTATAAGTTTACCACACGTTTTGAAGTATTAGATGGCGGCAACGGTGCCGCCACACCTATTGTTCTTGAAACATGGGAACTGTATGGTTGTTATCTAAGTAGTGTTGACTACGGTGATGCCAGTTATGGCACCAACGACCCAATGACTATTGCAATGACCATTGTGTATGACAACGCTAACCAAACACCTAACGGTACTGGTGTTGGTACAGCAATTGCTAGAACAGTGAACGACGTTGTAACTGGTGCTGGTACTGCTCAGGCAGTCCAGTAAGGACGACCTAGCATGCAATGGGGTCAGGACTTCCTGACAGGTTTTTTCGGTGGGCAAGGTCTCAAAGACTACGCCCATGCCAGCAAGACCTTTAGGACCAATGGATACGAACTTGCTCCACGGAACAAGTTCTTATTTCACGTTTATTTCAATCTCAACACAACCGAAATACCCACACTAAGAAACATTTTTAGTGCAAGCGATCAGGCCAGTCTAGGACTATTGGTCAAAACTATACAATTACCAAACTATACTCTTGATACTGAAACATTGAATCAGTACAACCGCAAAAGAATAATACAAAAGCGAATCAACTACCTGCCGGTGTCAATGTCATTCCATGATGACAGCGGTGACCTAAGTCGCAATCTCTGGTACAACTACTACAGTTACTACTACAAAGATCCCAATCAACAGTATGGTTCTGCACCCAATCAAAACGGCAGTATAGGTCAAGTGGCCAACCAGCCAGGATTCTCCTACAACTCTAGAGATATCTATGCCAACAATCGAGCAGTGAATGACTGGGGTTACATAGGCGAAGGCTACAGTCAAAGCAATGCTGGTGGCCCGGGTGTAGGATCGGGCGGCGACCAATCATCAGGTAAGCCACCTTTCTTCAGAGACATTACCATTTACGGAATGGATCAACACAAGTGGGCCAGTTATGTTCTAATCAATCCTCTTGTGAAAGAGTGGAAACATGATCAGTATAACTACAGTGAAGGCGGAGGTGTCATGGAAAATAGCATGACAGTGGAATATGAAACTGTAAAATACTATTCAGGTGCTATAGGTGGTTCAAGACCCGATACCAACGTCAAAGGCTTTGCTGATCCAGCACACTATGACAACATCAGATCAAGCCTGGCTAGACCTGGCAGCACAAGAACTGTGTTGGGCCAAGGTGGAATATTAGATGCAGGAATTGGTATAGTGCAAGACTTACAAAGCGGCGGAGTAACAGGTGTAATTGGTGCTATACAAAAGGCCGGTACTACCTACAACACATTCAAAGGCGCCAACATCAAGAGTGTGGTCAATGAAGAAGCCAATGCGGCACTCAAAGGCGTGATACGCAACAGCATTCCGGGTGCTGTGAGACAACAACAAGGTGGCACAGGTGGCTTTACGTTTCCTAGATCACCAGGATACGGACGAGGATAATCATGGGCGGCTCAGTCAACGCACCTAATCCAAAAAATGATTTAACTGTTAGAATTTTTGACGGATTCTACAGTTACGAACAGTTTGTGAGTGTGGAAGAATATGATGTTGTGTACAGTTATCTCAAAAGTGTGTTTACCACAGATGCGGCTGCCGGCAACTTCACAGTGGCCTTGTTTAGAATTGCAGACGAAACCAACACTCCGGTATTGACTATATTGCAAACTCTTGAAGGTCAAGATGCAATGACTCTGAGTCAAACCTTGTGCTATTATCTCAACAGTCAGAGAAGCGGTAGCACTTTACTAGGCTTCGGCGCCACAGTCACGCCCAACTACTACACCGCAAGGAATGTGTTGGCATGAGTCGTTGGGCCAATGGCACCTACACTTTGATGAATCCTGCCAAGTATGTGGGCAAGGGCACACCCAGATACAGATCCGGTTGGGAGCATGCTTTTTTTAAATTCTGTGACTCAAACGATGCGGTGCTACAGTGGGCCAGTGAAAGCATAGCCATACCCTATCGCAATCCCATCACAGGCAAACAGAGTCAATACATACCTGATATCCTGATGACCTATCGCACCAGAGGCAACCAAGTGCGAGCAGAGTTGATAGAAATCAAACCCAAAAAGCAAAGCGTGATTGAGGAAAAAATGTCATCAAGAGATCGTGCTGTGGTTGCTGTCAATCACGCCAAATGGCACGCGGCAACATTATGGGCCAGGAAAAACGGTTTGATTTTTAGAGTGATCACTGAGGATCAACTCTTCCATAATGGAAAAGGTAAATAAAAGCGTAGTTCGCGGAATTGGCGTTCCCAACTACTCTAACGTCGTGAAGGACACCAGCAATGTATTTACAAAACAAGTATACCAATTGGTATAATCATATTGTTTCTAATGCCCAATCAAGAATTTTATCAGACGAAATATATGTTGAGAGACATCATATTATTCCTCGATCTCTTGGTGGCGATAACAAAAACTTAAACATAGTAAAATTAACTCCGAGAGAACATTTTATCTGTCACCTTTTATTAACTAAAATGACAACCGGAAATGATTTATTTAAAATGAAACATGCATTGAATATGTTGATGAATGCTAAAAACATTGGAAAAGGAAGATATGTTCCTACATCAAGGATCTATCAGTATGTTAAAAAATGTCACTCAGACGCTATCAAAGAAGGATGGACTGAGGAAAAACGCAAAAAACATTCAGAATCATTGGTTAAGTATAATTCTACAGTCGACAAAAATAGTCCGGAATATAATTCTAGGATAACAAAAATTATAGAGTATCAAAAAAGCAAAACTTGGACCGAAAAAGCAATACAAACCAGACTTGAAAACTGTCTTAAAAATGCCAAGGCCAGAAAAGGCAAGACCTGGGATGACAAAAAGCGAAAATCAACGTTGAATACCTACTTACAAAAAAATATAGATATTGCTCTACAAATCATTGCTTTACACGATACTGGGTTAAACAATCTACAAATTTCTAAACAGTTAAGTATCAGTTGGGAAAAAGTCAAATACTCTTTGCTACACCGTAAAGACTTTGAAACATACCTATTGGGCCACTAAATATGGAATGAAGAAATTAGAAGAACTTTTCAATCTACCGCCAAACGACAGCCCTGAGCCAGAGTCTGCTCCTTCCATTGAAGAAACACGAACTTACATTGCTGAAATAGACGATACCATTGACAAGATCGATGCGGCCCTGCCAGGTGTGCGTGACCTCAGTGCCAGCGATACGGAAATGGATGATCTAGCAGCCAAAGCAACCAAGAGTTTTGATGACCTAATGGATTTAGGCATGAATGTTGATTCAAGATTTGCCGCAGAAATCTTTGGCGTAGCAGGCACAATGTTGGGCCATGCACTCACAGCCAAGACAGCCAAACTGAACAAAAAACTACGAATGATTGATCTACAGTTGAAAAAAGCCAGATTGGATCAACAAAACCCTGACGACGCACCCACACAGACGGGCCAAGGCCATGTGCTGGACCGCAACGAAATACTAGAACGCTTGATTGGCGATAGACGAACAATCGCCAAAAAAGAATAAATATCATATAGGACCTTATCATGAAGACATTTCATCAATACCTCGCAGAATCTGAGCGCACATACGACTACAGGATCAAACTCCTGGGTGATGTGCCGCAGGAATTCATCAAA